TTCCTCTTAATTTCGGAAAATGTATCTAAGATATTTTCAACCTTATAGATTTCACACAACTTTAGAAGTAAATCGGCATCAGGTTGACTTCGGGCATTTTCCCAACCGCTCACGGTCTTTCCGCTCTTTCCAATGATTTCACCGACTTCATCAGCGGTCATACCTTGTTCCGCTCTCAATCTTTTTAAGACTGAGGCAATATATTCTCTTGACATTGGGTTATCTCCTTATCTGAATTATCATTATAAATATATTATATTTTCAGATGTCAAGATTGTCAAGACATAATTCTTAATTTCTAAGAAAATTATTTTAAAAAAATGCTTGACAATCTTAAAAGTTAAGAGTATATTATAATTACAATCTTAGAAATTAAGAAAGGTGGTGACATAAATGATAAGACATAACATTCTCGACATTTTTAACGAACGAATTTATGAGTTAGGAATTAAGCAGAAGTACATTGCTGAGAAGATGAACATAACACAGGACAGGTTGTCTAGAATCTTATCAGGTAAGAGTAATATGTTAGCTGATGAAATGATTACTCTTTGTGCTTTACTTGATTTAGAGATTAACCCACAACTGTTTTATTGTCAGAAAACTGCATAAGAACCGATACCACATTACATAAAACAAAAGTAGGGGGGTGAGAGAATGGATAAAACTATCGGGCTTGAAATTATCGGGCTTGCATATATGTTGATTTTTACATTTGTTTTCACTGTCGGTTCAATTGGAGGCCTCAAGAAAATGCTTAGTGAAAAATTCGACAACAGCGGTGACGACGATTTTGAAGAAAATTCTTTTATCAGACTTCTTATTTTTTCCGGAATGAACATCGCCGTTACTATTGGTTACATTATCATGATGATTAAGGACATCATTGCTATTTTCTAAGGGGGTTAGAGGAATGTTTAAGTTTAAAAAGCGTAAGCGTAAGGAGATATACAACATTGCCAAGACAGCCACATGGGATGTTTTGTGTTCGCTTGACTATACCGAAAAAGCAGAGAAAAAATATCCCGAGCACTTATACACAAACGGACGCATGAGATTACTGATCGGAAATTTTGAAGGTCCCGAAGAAGCACATGCCTTTATCATAATGTTTAAAAAGTTTGTGGCAGACTTTGAAGAGAATATCAAAAGAGATAACGGCAGAATGATTTATGTCTTTGAGTATGACCCAAAAGAATAGCCTCCCGAAAACGGAAGGCTGAATCGGATTATTTAATCAATGCAAGAACAGACAGAATAAAAGTTATAACAGACATAACAAAGGACACAGAAGATATAAAGTAAGGCAAATATTGTAAAATCCAATTTTTTCTTCTGAACTTTGCGTATGCAATACCTTTGGCAGACGGAAAAAAGAATGTGTAGATATCTTCTTTTTTTGAAAAAATCAATCCGCAGTCAACGAGATAATCTGTACAGGACTTAGCATAGTCACCATAGAGTTTAGGATTATCGTTAGCTTTTGACTTTTTAGGATTGTAATAATCATTATGCAGACATTTAAGCATTATGAGGTTTGCTTTAGGATTTTCGCATACATATCTGAATATTGTTTCTGTCGGTTTGTCAAATTGATAAACTACCATAATTAAACCACCTTTCGGTTTGATTATAACATAACGGTCAAACCCGATACCACATTACAGGGAAAATAAAAGTAGGGAGAATCATTATTATGAATGAAATCAGAGTGAGAATAAAAGACCTCATCAAAGAGTTTCAGATGTTGCAAAAGGACGGCTACGAATGTGCCGACCTCACAATTGAAGAAGCCGAGGAAGGCATTCCGGCTCGCATTATGCTCAGCGACTACGGCTGTGTATTCAAATGCAAAGACTGACAAGGGGGTGAGAGAATGGATAATCGTAACATCACGAGTATTGTTATTAATTACGATAACGGCGAAATAGAAACCTTAAATAAAGGTGTAGTTGTTGGTTTTGATGAAATCGACAACGAAGAAGAAACTATCAAGGTCAGCTATCGTATGTGCGATATTAAAGGCAACGAGTTAGCAATGGTTGTTGAATCTATTATTGCGTTGGGCAACAAACTCGGAATGTTTGACAATGGGGGAGATGACAATGAAGATGATTAAAGTAAAAATTGATACCTTAATCAGCAAACTTGAAGAAATCAAGGCAAGCGGACATGAAACGGTGCATTTGTCTGTCGTTGAAGGTGTGCCAAGGCACAAAATCCCTGCTCATATTGACCTTGATGCAGACAAGGATTTTCGTTGTGTACTTGAGGTGAGAAAGTGAACCGAATTACAGTAAGGATTGATGACCTAATCAATCAGCTTAACGAACTCAAACGAGACGGCGCAGAAAAAGTCTTGCTCGAAATTGAAGAAGGTGTTGCAGACCCCGAGGAGAATTGTCCGAATAGAATAAATCTGATGTCTGCATATAATCCGGGCGATTATTGGGCAGAAGTTTATGAAAGTGAAAGCGACTAAAGCAAAAGTCGATACCAGATTACAGGAATAAATAATGAAAGGGTGAGAAGAATGCCAAGAAAATTAGCTAAGCCAGAGGACCAAATGAAAAGGCAGTTGATTGCTAACATCCAGTACGAAGCAGAAATTAGGAGTATTGACCGTGAAGGACAGGCTCTTGTAGCACATTGCTCTGAGGGCACCTACAGGAAAAGAATTAAAGATCCGGGTACTTTTACCGTGGAAGAGCTGTCGAGGCTTGCCAACAAATTCGGCATACCTATTCAGAACCTTTTCAAGGCAAGGGTGGTGTGTGATGAATGAATGACAAAACACTTGACGAACTCAATGATATGGCAAAAAGGTGGATTGACGGAGAGGTCAATCATCTTGAAGTTGTATCACTAAAGTTATTTGATAGGTTATTGGTACTGGAACTTGCTAACGCCTATTCTATGTGTAAGGTCGGTTTGCTCAGTGAAAAATACACTGCCGCATATAAATTAAAATTCTTTCAGGAGTATCGTGAACTGAAGCTCAAGACAGAACATTTGCTGGTACAACAGGAACAGCAGATTGACTCCGTGAGAAATGCAAGTGTAACGCTTTCGGAAGTTTGCAAGGAGTACGGTAAAGATGAGGTTGACCTCGTTAAGCTGTGCGAGTTGCAGGCAAAGGCAATTGACGAGCTGACACATGAAAATGTACATATCAAGCTGTGGAACTCGGTCAGATCATACAAAAAGCCTAAAGATTACGCAAGACGGCATATGAATAAGATTGTTGATGAGCTTATAGAACGGTTTGGAAGTAAGGTGCCGTTTGAGCAGGTTGTTATATCGTATCTCAACACTTGCCTTAAAGACAACCGCAGAGAGATGTGGGAGCAGCTGACAGGCGATGATTACCCCACAAAGGCAAGACAGCAGCTGCCGGTTAAAGACGGTAGCGCAAAGGGCGGGCTTGAATCAATGAAGAAACATTACGGTGTGAGAGCCCAAAAAAATGTAAAGGAGAACAATAAAAATGATTTTCAAAAACTGGAAGAGCAAGGGAGAGTACAAAGCTAATTGTGCTAAGCAGGAACAAAGCATCAACAGACTTAATGAAAGAATTGATGACTCAGAAAATGTTGAAGCTATCCAGCTCGGAATTATTGACCGGCTCAAGGCAGAGAACAACGAACTCAGAGCTGAGATTGAAAGGCTCAGAACGGAAAATCTGACACAGGGCTTTGAGTGTGTCGGAGTATCGGCTATTTGATTGTAAGGAGATTTGTGTAATGGAAAGAAAACCGACATTGACTACGATTGCAATTGAAAAACTTCATCCGCACCCCGACAACCCTCGTAAGGTTCTCGGGGATATTGATGAGCTTGCTGACAGCATTAAGGCGAACGGCATTCTCCAAAACCTCACGGTTGTGCCGATGAATGACGATTGGACGGAGTTCACCGTAATTATCGGACACAGAAGATTAGCAGCGGCAAAGCAGGCAGGATTGACTGAACTGCCGTGCGCGGTCGTTGAGATGACAGAGAAAGAACAGCTGTCAACGATGTTGACCGAAAATATGCAGAGGTCAGACTTGACTGTATACGAAGAGGCTAAGGGCTGTCAGCTATTGCTCGACCTCGGTGATACGGTCGCAGAGGTTGCCGAAAAGACAGGCTTTTCAGAAAGCAAAATCAGACGGAGAGTAAAACTCTGTGAGCTTGACGAAGAGGCATTCAAGGAAAGCCAAATCCGACAGCCTACGCTTGCAGACTATGACCGATTGAATCAGATTAAGGATATTGATGTAAGGAACAAATTGCTTAAATCAATCGGAACGAATAATTTCGATAATCTTTTGTATTCTGCCGTGCAAAAGCAGCAAGATGACGAAGAAAGAACATGGCTTGAAGAAATCTGCCTTGATAACGGTATGACGAAGTGTGAAAGCCGTAACGATATCCCAGAAAACTGCGAATATGTAGGTACGGTTGGAACAGCACAATTATTAAAAGAGTCCTTTGATGACGATAGAAAGAGATATTTTTTCTTCACAACATACGGAATTTATGTAGCTATCTATATTCAGAAAACAAAAGAACAAATTGAAAATGCTGACGCAGAAAATAAAAATAGGAATGCTAAAAGGCAAAAGTTCGATGAACTTGAAGCACAGGCTAAAGAAATCAATCAGCGTTGCAAAGCTCTTAGAGAAGGCTTTATGCTCAAAGGCAACTTTAACGATGATGCCAAAAAACAGGAATTAATCAATTACATATTGTATTCGATGTCGGAGTGCAGAGAATACGATGACAGAAGTTTTTACTCTCTAAGTGGTCTCAAACACGAAAACTACGAATGCATAAACCTTGATGATTGCATAAAAGACACCGGCAAAATGTTAATGGCGGCGGCATATGCGTTTTTTGAAGATCTTTACAACACAAAATATATTAATGTTACATATGACGAGGGTATTCAAAGAAATATCAGCCCCGAGCTAAACAGATTTTATAATCTCCTCGTCAAGCTCGGCTATGTGATGAGCGACGAAGAAATTCAGCTCCGTGACGGCACACATCCGATTTTTACCACCGGCGAAACAAACTAAATAAGTTAATCACGCTCTGCACAGCGAGATTATATATATCTCATTTTTACCTACTTTTCTGAATATTACCCATTTTACAAATTTTACAAATAACTCAGACAGGTGCAGATGTCTGAGATTATTGTAGGAGCGTAGAGGTTATGAAAAGTAATTGGAAAGCACGCAACAAACAATATAACGACCGTATCAGAGGTGAAATGTTTGATGTAGGTATCGGCTACGGTCTTGAACTTGCCTCGGTTATATTAAGCCATCATTTTGGCTTTGGTGCAAAAAGGCTTTATGAGCTTAATATTGAGGCTTTAAGGTACATAGCGAAGATGAAAGACGGAGCGGAAGATTTTACAACCGAACTTGCGGATAATGTTGAATATGCCTCTATAAAAATGCACAAAGAGTTTGATAAAATTATGGCTCTGAAAAACAACGGCATTGATTACGGGCAGAAATTAAGAGATGAAATCGACAGCGGCAGGTATCTGAACGCAGAAATAGAGATAGATTAAGGAGTGATTTGGTTGAGTCAGAGAAAATCAATATCCAAAGCAACAAGGCTTAAAGTTTATGAGAAGTACAGCGGTCACTGTGCATACTGCGGTTGTACACTCAAATTAAAGGACATGCAAGTTGACCATATTCAGAGCGTGTATTGGTATGACGGAGCAAATGACATTGAAAATTTCAACCCTGCTTGTCGAATGTGCAATTTTTACAAATCGACAAGGACAGTCGAAGATTTAAAAAAAGAATTAGGAAAGTTGCTTTCGAGGCTCGAAAAGGTCTTTATTTTTCGATTAGCTTTAAAGTACGGATTGATTAAAAAGACGGACAATCCAATTGAATTTTACTTTGAAAAGCAAAATAAAGAGGTGAAAGAAAATGGATAATAAATTAAAAATTCGTGAGGTATGCGGTGAGTATGCGTTAGATATACTGTTCGAGGATATGAGTTTTAGTACGATATATTTTCACTCTCAAAAAAATGCCGAAGCAGTCAAACGCATTATCTCAGATGACGGTAATCATACGATGTGTGTAACAAGAGATGCCAACAGTACAAAGGTGATTTGCCTTGACAGCTCGTGTCCGCATTGTAAAGAAGCTGTATTATCAATATACAATTACTGCCCCTACTGCGGTGCAAAACGGATATGAAGATAATAGATTTTGAGTTTGAAAAACTCTCTCGTCAAGAAAAAGAACTTGAAAAATTAAGAAAAAACAGTAATGTAAAAAAATTGCTTGTTGATTATCAAGTAAGTGATGACTGTATAAACTCAGATAGTTATGGAGCTGTATGTGTAAAATGTGGCAGATGTGGACGCACTTTTACAAAAGACGGATTTTTAAAGGAGAGTGAAGACAATGACAAGGAAAAAACCAAAGCGTCCGAATCAGTGGGAGCAGAGGTTGAATCCGAAACCCAAAAGGACGAAGCGTAAGAAAGATAACATTGACCTGATTTGTGAGGAGAAAAACAAATACAATGAGGAACACGGAACATCATACAGCTACGGCGAATATACAGCGCTCGTCGGCATGGGAAAAATCAAAAGTAAGCACCGAAACAAAAGAGACATTGAACTGCCGCTCTTGTAAGGAATGCCGAGGGTACAAGTTTTGCGCAAGCAGAAGCAGGGATTATCCTTGCAGTTGTTTTATAAAAAATGAAAGGTGACTACATATGAGAAGAGAAGATAAAGAATTTATAAAAAGTCAGATTGAAAACTTAAAAGAATCCGCACATGAGCGTTCACATACGTGTTTTGCGGCAGTGCTTATGCAAATTGATTATCTCCAGCTTAAATTACTCAAGGCTGAAAAAGGCTGCAAAAAGCTCAGAGCAGAAAACAGAAGATTAAGAGCAGAAAATCAGATGCTCGAGGACAACATGGGAAATCTCTTGTGTACAAGAGAGGAAGAAATGAAGTACAACAGAGTGCTTAACGAAAATATCACAAAGCTGGCTGAGGTCAACGCACTTATGGCTGGTAAGCTCTCGGTGTATGAACCTATTAAGAAGGCTGAATCTCAGCCCGATGAGACGGCTGACACAGTAAGAGAGTCAGATCCGGCAAAAGAATAATTAAGGCAACTTCCTTGCTACATGCGAAATCCAATTTTTAAAATTAAGAAATCAAACAATTTCCATATTCAAAAACTAAAATCAAAAAGCAATGACTTCTTTTTTTGATTTTAGCTGTTACAGGAAGAGCCGAGTCAACGGCTAGATATATTGCAATAAAATAAGAACACACAATTGCAGTGGCAAGGTTTGCAAAAAGCAGTAGCTCAAGCGGTCAGATTGGGCTACTGCTTAGTTATATCTATCAGCGCTAAAATTCCAAAATAGAATAATAATTAGTCATAAAACAAGGAGCTGAAATACTCCTTTCACACCCTGCTCAAATGATTAATTAAGTCGGGAAAACGAGAATAATATACTATAATAAAAGGTTAGCTATGTACACATATAAGAGAACAATCAAAAGCGGAGATATGATTGAGGTTGAGTATTATCAATCAATTAGAAAAATCGGCAAGAACTACGGCGGAAGAAAATCAAATAATTCTTTAAGTCCTGCCAAGATGAGAAAGGCTAACAAGCTCCGTGCCGTAAAACATATTCAGCGACTTATCAACGCAAATTTTTCAAGCGGTGATTTTTTCTGCCGTTTTTCAGCGCCGTACGGAACATATGAAAGCGAAAAAGAATTTCGTGCCGAGGTGGGTAGGTGGCTTTACCGAATCAATTACAGACTAAAAAAGCAGGGCAAGGGCAGACTTAAATACATAGGATTTATCGAATGCGGAAAAAGCGGTAAAAATTGGCACATACATATCATCGTTAGCAAAGAGGACAGGGAACTGTTGTCGGAACAATGGCCTTACGAAAACGGTCAGAACTTTACACCCTTGTACAAGAATGAAAATTTCAAAAAGTTAGCCGAGTACATCACAAAAGACCTGACAGGCAAGGAAGATATTGATGCCGCACAAAAACGGATGATGACAAGCCGAAAGAATCTTAAAAAGCCTGAATCGGTCACCAGAAAGGCGAAAAGAAAAGAAATCAGAGCGCTTGAGCGTGGAGAGATGATTGAACCGCCCGAGAGGCATTATCTTATTGAGGATGATTACTCAATGAACTACTCTGACATTGGCGGAGCAAAGTGGTATTTTTGTTTTCTGCCGATTACGCAGAGGCGGAAATGGTAAATAATGATAAATTCAGACCGTGCGATGTACGGTCTTTTGGGGTTGCACAAAAATGAAGTATGCAGCGGAATAGATAATAAATCAAAGGAGAGATAAATTTGAAGGAAAACAAAGCTAAATGTCCGTTCTATTCTTATGATAGCCAAAGCAAGATCTGCTGTTTCGGGGCTGTATTCAAAAGCAAGAGCACAACGCTGTTTTTTGATTCACCACAGGACAAGGAAAATCACTTCAACGATTTTTGTGGTAGCTATTGTTGGAAGGGCTGTCCGCTGGCACAAACGATAATAAAAAATGAGTAAATAAAAACCCTCATCCGCCGTAAAAAGTGGATGAGGGTTGTGTACATCAATCTTTTAAAAACATATATGCAAAATTTTCAAATCAATTCAAAAATTTTACTTCCGTCACGGTTTTGCTTTACGGTGAAGCCGTGTTTTTGTATACAAATATTGGCCTCGGAGAAAAGTGTACAAATTTGGTGTTAAGGTTTTAACTTTTTTGCACGAAAGAAAAAAGCTAAAATTAAAACACGAAACATGTACAAAAAGGCGGTGAGCTGATGAGCAGAAAAGTTAAAGTGACAGGACAGGGAAGCGGAGCGAATGAGCCGAAAAACGGAGTGTCGAAACCCGAAAACGGAGTAAATGAGCAAAAAGCAATTGACTGGGTGCAAATTAAAGCTGAATATATCAGCGGCACAATGTCCGCTTCAAAACTTGCCGAAAAGCACGGAGTGAGCGTGTATGCCATACGAAAAAGGTCGGGGAAAGAACGCTGGCAGGAGCTGAGAAAACAGAATCAGAGTGAAACTGCAAACAAGATAGCCAAGAAAATCAACACGGAGAAAGTGAAGAAAACCGTCAGAGAGATTGACAGGGTTGTGGTCGTTGCCTCTAAACTTATCACAAAGCTGAACAGAGCCGTTAATGAGCTTGACAAGGACGAGGAACTCATCAAGAAGAAAGTAACGGTTAAAGCCGAAAAAAGCGAAGATGAGAAAACCGCCACAGCGGAAGAAGAATACAGCTACGATTATGCAAAGCGAAAAACGCTTGTAAACACAAAACGCGCAGCGGAAATTTCAAAGAGTCTGCTTAATGTTCGTGACATACTCGCAGATTATACGACGGAACAGAACGAGGAGAACGCTCTCGGCATTATCGAAATCCCGATGCAGGAAGTAATGCGACCGCCCGAAGATGATGAGCAGGACGGTGAAAGCGTTGAGTAAGAAAGTCATATGGACCCCGCAGCCGAAACAGAAAATTGCGTTGAGCCGTGGCGAAGATGAAATGTTATACGGCGGTGCGGCAGGCGGAGGCAAGACCGACTATCTTGTAGTTGAGGCGGCAAGGCAGGTGAATATCCCCGAATACAGAGGGCTGATACTGCGTAGGGCTGTGCCTGACCTTGCACGAATTATTGACCAAACAAGGGCAATTTATCCTTCAATAGATAGGGGGGCAAGATACAACGCCACGACAAGAGTGTGGACCTTTTCAAGCGATGCACAAATTAAGCTCGGCTCTTTATTTCGCACGAATGAAAAATATAAGTACCAAGGTCAACAGTACGATTTCATAGGCTTTGACGAATTAACGCAGTTTACTTTTGATGAATATAGCTACTTAAAATCCCGAAATCGTGGTAACTGTAAGGCTACGAAGGTGTATATGCGATCAACCGCTAACCCCGGCGGAGTAGGCCACGGCTGGGTTAAGCAGTATTTTGTGACTGCCGGAACTCCGGGCGAAACTATATGGCTCAGTGACAAAGTAATTATGCCTGACGGCACGACCAAAAACTATTGGAGCAGCAAAGTCTTTATTACGGCAAGCGTGTTTGACAACAACGCTCTGATGAACAATGACCCCGATTATGTCAAGCGACTTGCACAGTTGCCCGAGGCGGAGCGTAACGCCTTGCTTTACGGCTCGTGGGATAGTTTTGAAGGACAGGTTTTTACTGAATGGATAGACAATAGGGAGCATTACAAGGACAGACGGTGGACGCATGTAATTGAACCATTCAAAATTCCGCAAAGTTGGCGAATTATCCGTTCGTACGACTGGGGCTATACAAGGCCGTTTTCAGTCGGTTGGACTGCCGTTGACCAAGACGGTAGATTTTACAGAATCAGAGAATTATATGGCTGTAAGAAGAATCAGCCAAACACAGGTGTACGCTGGCCAATCGAAAAGGTAGCACAGGAAATCCTTGCAATTGAAAACAACGACCCTCAGATTAAGGGCAGACAGATTTATGGTGTTGCTGATCCGGCTATATTCGCAGAACAGGGCAGCGGAAAAAGTCAAGCCGCAACACACGCACAATTGGGAGTGTTCTGGAACAAAGGTGATAATGCGAGAATTGCCGGAAAAATGCAGTTTCATTCAAGGCTTGCATTTGATGAGGAAGGCTATCCGATGTTTCAGTGTTTCAACACATGCACTAACTTCATCAGAACAATTCCGAACCTTGTGTACTCGCAGATTGACACCGAAGATATTGACACCGAGGGCGAAGATCATATTTACGATGAGAGCCGTTACGGAATGATGACCTCGATTATTACACCAAAAGAAGTTGTACTGAGAAATGCAAGGGCATTTGACCCATTAAATATAAGTCAGACACGATATTACAACAGATAGGAGATTACCAAAATGAGCGATGTAAAACGAGATGAAAACGGTATGATTATGCCGATTAAAAGCACATATCCAGCTCTGACCTCGGAGAAATCAAAGCTGAGCAATGTTTACGGTACAAGCGATAAGACTGATGAAGAGCCGAAATCAACCGAACAGGCAGAAAAAGAGAACGAGAGCAGCGGCAAGCCTATCGGACTTGACGAAATACACGAGGCTATGCAGACTTTCCGCAAATATCAGAACAGCAAAAAGCAGTATGATGAAAGATTTAAGCAGGCATTCAGAGAATATAATCTGCTATATACAGAGGCGACTGCACCGCAGATTAGAACTGACGATAACGGTAGGCCTCGAAAGGTGCTTGTACCGAAACGCAAAGGCGCACAGGCACTTAATGTCATAATGAACAAGCACGCTGATGCAATGGATAACTACCCCGAAATTATTTGTCTGCCTCGAGCACAGGACGACGAACAGGCGGCAAAGACACTCAACAGCGTTATCCCTTGCATACATAAGCGCAACGGATTTTTGAGAACATACTCCGATGAACAGCTTGATAAGTTTGTAGGCGGTTGTGGTTGTTACGCAGTATTGTGGGACAAGACCGCAGAAAACGGACTGGGTGACATTGCTATCAGCCGTGTTGATATTCTCAATCTCTTTTGGGAGCCGCATATTGAGAACATACAGGACAGTGCGAATGTTTTTTTTGCCCGCTATTATGACGAGGAAGGAATCAGAAAGGTATATCCCGAGCTTGAAAGCGTTTCGACTGCCTCTCTCGGACTGGTTGAGCATGAAACATACGACAACAGCAATAAATCAAATGATAAAGTAATCTTGCTTGATTGGTACTACAAAAAAAACGGCGAATTGCACCTCTGTAAATTCGTCGGTGAACACATTCTCTACTCATCTGAAAACGAGGGTAAGCCTATTTATGACCACGGAAAATATCCATTCGTGCTTGAACCGATGTTTCGACTGCGTGATACTCCCGTGGGTTTCGGCTTTATGGATGTAGTCAGAGCACCGCAAAATCAGCTTGATGAACTCAAACACGATATGCTCGTAAATATCAAAGTTAATTCACAGCCGAGAGTGTATGCGAATACAGGTGTCGGCGTGAACAATGACGATATGACCGACCTTGACAAAACGGTAATTGAGGTCAACGGACAGCTACAGGGCAACATTGCCCCCGTCGAATCAAAGGAGCTTGCCTCGGGCGCATGGAGCTTGTACGACAGGCTCTCGAATGAAATCAAAGAAACCTCTGCTACGAATGACGCAAGCAATGGAGCGAGTGCGGCAGGTGTTACAAGCGGTTCGGCAATTGCGGCATTGCAGGAAGCAGGCGGAAAGGTAAGCCGTGACTCAAACAAGCTGGCACAGGAAGCAATGACGGAGCTTGCACAACTTGAAATTGAACTGATGAGGCAGTTTTATAACTTGCCGAGAATTTTCAGAATTACAGGTGAAAACAATCAGACAACCTACGAGGAATTTGATAACACAGACCTCAGAAAACAGCCGTTGACCTATACGGACACAGACGGTCAGACGGTAAACTATACCGACGAGGACGGCAACATACTTGAACGACTGCCGATTTTCGACATTGATGTAAAGGCTCAAAAGGCCAGCCCGTTTGCGACTGCCGCACAAAATGAAATGATGATGAATCTGTTTCAAATGGGAGCGTTCAATCCGCAGGCGGCAGACGCTACGCTTGTAATGCTTGACGGAATGACATTTGAGGGCAAAGAAAAACTAATTGAGAAAATCAAGCAGAATCAGACCTTGTCACAGGCTGTACAGGAACTTTCAAACAAAGTGCAGATGCTTGAGGCAATGAACGCAAGCAGAACAGCGGCAGATGTGCAGAATGCTATGCCGAGCGAAAATTCACAGACCGCACAGCAGACACCGCCACAGACAGAAAGCGAGGTAACAATGTGATTGAAGTAACATTGATTGACTGCGGAAATCGAATATATTTTGAGAGTAAAGGACACGGCTCACATGATGTGTGTGTTGCCGTGAGTGCTTTATGTTCTACATTTTTGCAGTATGTCAGAGAAATGCAGGACGAAAACAATGTGACGATAGTCAATGAAACCTACGAAAACGGTCACACGGAATCAGAGTTTTATATTGTCAGCTCAGATGCCGAAGTCCGACACGGCATTAAAGCACTATGGACGGGATTTGAACTCTATGCCGAGAATTATCCCAATGAAATAGAGCTTAACTATGATGACGGCAACCCGAAATAAAGTTTAAAATCAACAAGAGTTTTAACTTTTTTTGAAAAATTAAGGTTGATATAATTAAACTATAAGGTCGCAGTAGTGGAACTGCATTAAGGCCCGACACCTCGGAAAGACGAGAGAGACACCGCGGATAGACGCGAGACGGAGGTTCTTATGAACGACAAATTTATAGATCTTATCGTAAATCTGCATGACGGCGACTCAGCAGGCGCAGCTGACGGCGGAGACGGAAACGGTGAGAACGGTGTTGCCACAAACACTGAAAACAACATAAGCCGCGAAACGAGAGAGAGAGCTGAGAGAATCGGCATAGGTGACGACCTTATCGACGATTACAATAAGGCTTTCGGCAACGGCAATCAGAATCAGAACAACGCAGAAGGCGAAAACAACAGCACAGACACAGACGGTGAAGAAAACTTAGAAGAAGAGTTTGAAAAGCTGATTAAAGGTAAATTCAAAAATGTATATCAGAACAGAGCGCAGTCTTTATTTAAGGACAGAATGTCAACCAAAAACAAGCAGATTTCTGACATGCAAAAGAAAGAAAGCACCGGCAATCAGATTTTTGCCATTATTGCAAACAAGTACAATGTACAGCCCGATGACCTTGACGGTCTTCTCAAAGCCGTAACAGAGGATAAGGATTTGTTTGCGGAAAAGGCTCTTGCCGCCGGAGTGACAACAGAAGAGGCACGCAACGACTTTTTCAATCAGCAGAAAACAAATGCACAGGAAGAAGAACTCGAAACCCTCCGAAGAGAAAAAGCCGCAAGAGAACTTGACACACATTTGAGAACAATTGCAGCGGAAACGATGAAAGAATTTCCGAATTTCAATCTTGAAGATGAATTTCAGAATCCGTCATTCAGAACTGCTCTTGACTTTATTGCTCAGCAGAGGAATGAGCAGAACGAAAAGACAGGTCGTAATGATGAAATTTACGATTTGACGACTGCTTATAAAATGGCGCATTTCGATGAACTGCAGAAAGACCTTGTAAAGCGTTCAAGCTCTGCCGCAATCAGTGCGGCGGCACAGTCAATTCAGAGTGGCGCAAGACGACCAACTGAAAATGCGGTCAAGAAAAGCGGTACAACCACGCAGAGAAAGAGCGTGGAAGATATGTCTGACGCTGAATTTGATGCCTTTTATGAAAAAGTAAGACGAGGCGAGGCACACCTCTAATGCCTTGCTGAAAGGAAGGTACATATGAAGAGCAAGATTATTAAGCTTATTATCAATATCCACGACAATACGGTTGATGCAGGCGGTGTAAACAAGTCAAACGGCTATGTTTACAATGCTTACGGCAACACAACATCAACCTCGGGAAATGATTGGACTCCCGAAAAGGCTACATATTATCACAAAGTATTCCTCCGCAACCTGACAGCAAAATGCGTTCACGGTCAGTTCGGTGAGCATGACACAATTCCGAAACAGTCGGGCAATATCTACAACAAGAGAGGTATTTCACCGTATCCGACAGTAACAACACCGTTGCAGGAAGGCATTACTCCTGTCGGTAATAAGATGAGTTTTTACTATGTCGAGATTGCCGTGAATCAGTACGGCGCATATACACCTATCACAGACTGGGCAAGTTTCTGCAGCCGTGATGATGTTATGACCAAGGACAGCGAGGAGCTTGCTTCACAGGCAGGACGCTCAATTGAAGAGATTGACCGTGAGGCCCTTAATGCCGGTACAAGCGTTATCTATGCACCGGCTGTAGGCTCTGACGGTGCGGTGACAGAGGTTGCAAGCCGCGCGGCTATTACGGCGAACAGTAAGCTCACAATTGACACAATTTTCAGAGCGCTGAACTATCTCGAGTGTCAGAACGCTGAGCCTATCGGTGAAAACTATGTCGCTGTTGTACACCCGAATGTTAAGTACGACATTATCAGCAACAAGGATTTCATCAGCGTAGTTAAGTATGCTCACGCAGATAAGATCTTTAAGGGTGAAATCGGTACAATCGGTAATGTTAAGTTTGTGCAGTCAAACTTTGCGAAAGTGTTCAAGGGCGCAGGCGCAAGCAAGATTGATGTTTACTCAACTCTTGTGTTTGGCAAAGACGCATATGTTACTGTTGAGATTGAGGGCGAAGGCACTCAGACAATCGTTAAGGGCTTCGGTTCAGGCGGTACAGCTGATCCTCTTAATCAGAGAGCAACTCAGGGTTGGAAAACTACCCACGGTGTCGGCATTATCGGTCAGACCAGAATGGTGAGAATTGAAACAGCTTCATCACTCAACACCGTAGCACAGACAGCTTCTCCGGCTGTCGCATGATCGGGAGGTATAACCTATGACAACAACAAAGAAAGCCGCAGAGACGGCAGAGAATACAGAAGTATCGGCAGCGGAAACTACTGCCGATACCGTAACAATTAAAAAATCTCAGCTTGATAAGCTCCTTGGAATGTATGATGAACTTCAGGAAATCAAGAAGAGTATGCCGATTGACCGTAAGGCGGAAAAAATCAAGCAGGACAAGGAACTTGCAAAACTGATTGAACAGGCAAACAAGGAAAGTGAAGAACTTGTTGAGTACATCGCTCCAACAGGCTCGATGAAGTCAAACAAGAATATTGAGGTCAATATTAACGGCGTGCAGTACACCGTGCCGAGAGGTGTCAAGACGAACATTCCACGCAAGGTGGCCGAGATTATTGACAACTCGATTAAGCAGGCTGAATTTGCTCAGGGTGTGCAGGATAAGGCTGCCGAGATTGCCCAGCAGGCTATTGCCGAGGGCAGAATCTAATTCAATAACAAGGAATAAATTGTACTCCTTACAGAAAATTCGCAGAAGGGCGGGGGCGGTAGCTTCCGCCTTTTTGCGTACACAGATATTAGAGAGGTGATTATATGACACTTGACAAGGTGATTGAAAGAGTGAGGACTCTTAAAAGCGGATATGATGTGTCCGATGAGGACATTATAAGTTATATTAATGAGGTAGAAATGGAAATTATCCGTAATGTAATAAGTAATCGCGAAGGCGATAACGAGATTGTAGGCACATACGGTAACTATCAGCTTGATACGGACCGTGACTTTGAACTGCTTGCCCCCACGCCGTATGACAGAATGTACGAGGTTTATTGTGCGGCACAGATTGACAGGAACTACGAAGAGGCTGAAAGATATTCCGTTGATATGAGCGTATATAATCAGCTGAGGCAGGATTTTGGAGTGTGGTGGTTTAAAACGCACTCACAAAAGAAAAGATATAACTTTCACATTGGATAGGCGGTGACAATATGCTACCCGAATTAAACATACCGAGGAGAGATACAACGAGTATCAGCGTGTTCAGAGGACTTAACAGGAGTCCGAACACAGGCTTTTCAAGGATTTCAAGCTCATCAAGCAGTATTTACACAGAGTTCAAGGATTTTAAAAATATGACTTCTGATAAATACCCACAGCTTGCACCGAGAGCAAACCGCTCACGAATTACTTCGGACGACAAAATCAAAATCATTTCAAACCTGTTGTCGGCTAACTCAGGTTTGATTTATATAGACTCTGACAAGAATCTGCATATCGGTTCAGAGGTTACAAAGATTGATGAGATTGATGCAGTTAAACAGCACCATATTGTTTTATACGGCAATAAGGTTGTAGTATTCCCCGAGAAATTTTCGTTTAATATGAGCGACCAAAAGGTGACTATGATTGATTGCCAAAACAAAGATTCGAGCACACAAGTAGAAGCAAAGAGTAATTTGCAACTTGATGCCTTGGCATTTGATTATGCATATTTGTTGTGTTCAATTACACGGTCACATTATGACGCAAGTACGAACAAGAATTATCGACCGAGAGTAACTTTATATACCAACAACGATTTAACCGACACAAAATATCAGTTGACAAGTAATAAAGACATGGTTGATATATTCAGCTCAAATGATATTATGACAGGCATGGTAATTGAAAGTTATAACAACTTTTATTCTGTTATCGGAATTGAAAAGAAGGACAGTTCATATAAAAAGAATAGGCTTTTGAAATTCAAAAAGTTGTCTCAAAAGTTTAATTATACGACAATAAGAGCTAAAGGAATAGGCACTAATATACAGGCAGGAGATTTTGTTAAAATCAGCGGATTAACTGACTCTCTTGTCAGCACAGATGCCGAAAGCTACGCCGATAAGAGTTATATTAAAAACCTTAACGGGAAAACTTTCAAGGTTTATTACGCTTCAAGAAATGAACTTGTAATCAAGTGCGAATTGGAATCAAGCGTGCCGTACACCGGTACAGTCACGGTTGAAAGAATCTCTCCCGATTTTGATGAAGGAAAAATTGTTGAAATGCAAAACCGCTTGTGGTGTTGCTCCTCCGACAAAAACGAAATATATTGTTGCAAGCAGGGTGATGAACGCAACTGGCAGGCATACAGTGATGGAATCAGTACAGACAGCTGGGCTATGACATGCGGCAAAGAAGGAAAGTTTACAGGGATTGCAACACGGGGCGACAGCGTTATATTTTTCAAAGAAAATTACGCACTAAAAATCTACGGGACAAAACCGAGTAACTTTACCCTTGCGGAATACAATGTTCCCGGTGTCGAAATCGGAAGTGAAAAGAGCCTTGTTAACATTAACTCAACCTTGTTTTATCTTGGCCATAACGGTGTATATGCCTATCAGAGCGGTAGCCTGCCGGCTCTCATCAGCGAAGAATCTTTGTGGGGACATACTTATAAGAACGCAGTCGGCGGCAGACACGGAAATAAATACTACATATCTGCAGAAAGAGATGACGGAGAACAGGAACTGCTTGTGTACGACACTGATAAAGGCTTGTGGCACAAGGAAGATAACGCAAAGATGATTGACTGCACCACATACAACGGTGTACTGTATTGGATTGATGATACAAAAGAAAACATTATGTGTCCTGATAAAGCGGACAATCTTCTTGTTGACAATACAAAATATGAGTATCAACAGGAAGATTACTTTGAGTGGTCTGCTGAAACAGGCGACCTTTATGACAGCGAATTTAATGTTAAGAATATCGGAAAAATCCGAATCGGCATTAAAGCCGAAAAAGGAGCAAAGGTCAGCTTGTTTGTGCAATACAAGGACAACGGCGAATGGCGGAAAGTGTCAGAAATGCTTTATAGTGAGAAAAAACCGAGAGTATTCGCCGTAGCTTTACGAAGGGCTGAGTATTTGCGACTTAAACTTGTAGGAACGGGACAGGTCGAAATATACGGAATTGATATTGAGCACAGTAGAGGAAGTGATAAGCGTGGCTACATTTAAACTTGACCCACCGCCCTCAACGAATGACATAGGTGAGATGCGGAACTATCTAAACGATATGTATGAACAGTTGGCTTTCGTGCTCAGCAACATTGACAGCGACAACATAACAGATGATTTTCTATCCGCAATCGGACAAAAAGGAAGTGAAAAATAATGGCTTATACATACAAGGTTTACGGCACGGGCGATGTTGATAATGCGGTTAATAACTATAACCGTGTTGCCTCATCAGCTCCGACATATGCTGACAGCTACGACACAAGACAGGCTCGTCAGCAGGCTGACAACCACGCTAATTCCTACACAGATAAAATCAATAAGGGATATACGAGTAAGTACAAGGGTACAATTGACGAGCTTGCCAATCAGTACCAAAAAAATAAATTTGACTGGACACCTGAAAATTCTTCTGAATATCAGCAGGCAAAAGAAAAATATACCCGTGAGGGCAAAACCGCACAGGAGAATGTGCAGGGAAGTTATGCAGCTAACACGGGCGGTTACAGCAATACATATTCACAGTCTGCAGGACAAAAGGCATTCGGCGAGTATATGGACGAGCTTGCAAACAAGGTTCCAACACTTAAAAATGAGGCCTACAAGAGTTATCAGCAACAGCAGGAAGATACGCTGAACAGAATCGGCGTATTGCAGAACCTTGATAACACACAGTATCAGCGTTATAGGGACAGCGTAACGGATGATTACGACTTTATGACCTATTACGAAAACAAGTACGGCACAAGCAAAGGCCTTGATATGAGTAACTTTCAGAATGAACTGGCTCACTGGCAGACACAAATGTCAGCGGCACAGAGTAATCTCTCCGACATCAGAAGTCTTGCCGAGGCACAGTATGAACACAACACATTGAGTGCCGACACAAGGTCAAGCATTGACAGTCAGCGCAGACAGTCGGACGCTTATTACAATTATCTGAACAGTCAGGTAAAAATAAAGTGAGGTGAGAACATTGAGTGTGAACAGCGAAGAGAAAATTTATAATGACCTTATGAACGAAGTACCAAGTCAGACGGTGAGCGGTGACACTAAGCAGAGTGCCGCCGCTCTTGCGAGTGCAGAATCAACAGCGACAGGACAGGCTGACGATTATAAAAGCACTTACAGCGGAAAGTTAGATGACGCCATAAGTAACTATCTGACCGGCAGGGGCTTTGAGTATGACCCGATGCAGGATAAAGCATATCAGCAGTACCGAAAAGAGTTTGCACAGAATGCCGCTATGGCACGAGATACGAGCCGTAACACAGCTAATCAGCTTGCAGGCGGTTACAATCCTACCTATGCCGATACAGTCGCAGACGAGGTTTACAATGACCGTATGGGAAATATAAGCAATGCAGAAAGTACATTCAGAGGACTTGCACAACAGGATTATCAGTCGAAGCAGGAGAAAAACGCAAATGTACTTAACCTTTATAACACGCTTGAGGGTACAGATTACAGCCGTAATCGTGACACGGTAGGAGACTACAAGAACTATCTTAATCTTCTTGCAAGCAGGTACTCAACCGACAGACAGGCAGACACAAACCTTGACAGTGCTAACAATGATGTTTACTCAGCAAAACTTAACGGAGCAGTAAATAATCTCTCGTCAGCAAGAGCAGCAGACAGTCAACGCTATTTGTATGACACGGTAAGTGCAAATCAGCTTGCACAGAACGCACAGGCTGAGCGTGAGAACAGTCAAAAGATTGAGTATGAAAGAAATAAGGCGGTTTATACAGCCTACACTAAGGCTCAGAAAGCGGCAGAAAAAGCAAAAGCAAAGGCTGAGAAAAACAAAGGCAAAACCGAAAATGCAAATGCTGTATTTGCCTCAATGGGCGTTACAAAAAATGATTTTAAGAAAGGCACGGGCAACAAAGAGGACGGAGCGCTGTACAAAGAGGGCGGTGCAGTCAATTACACCGTGTATGCTCAAACATACATTGACGAAAAGTATCGTGAGGGCTATATCAACGATGACGAAAGGGATTATCTGTACAAGAAAATCGGCATAACAAGCGACGGAAGTAAGTATAACAGCGAACTTGCCGACAGTTACGCAACAACAATGGGACTTGATAAACAGAGTAATAAGAAGTTTATCAGAGGCAGTATTATTCAGGGGCACAATATGGGACAGTTGAGTGCGGCAGATGTTGCATACCTCTCCGCAAAATACGGACTGTCACTTGACGATTAAGGAGTAAAACTATATGGGTGAATTAAAAGATATAATCACAGGCAGGCAAAGCAGTAAGAAGTACCGCAAGGATAATTTTAGTAATGCAGGAGCAAGAAGCGGAGATTTTATTGGAAGAAATCTTGAACCTCAGCATAATTCTGAAATGACTATCAGACAAATTGTCAGCGGTGAAACAGAAGATACTACCGGCAACAATGACACAGGAAAAACAAGTTCAAGAATGACGGTTAATGAAATGTTTAATATCATTAACAAAAAGAAGAACAGCAACAATACTACAGGCTCGGATATAAAATCCTTTTTTAGTGAAAATTTGAATAAGGCGAACCGCTCCGCAGAGAATTTTAATGAAGCAATTAAAAACCCGAACAAGTCTTTGGACGATAGAGTTAAAGGACTTACAAACATGTATAAGGCGGCGGTTGCGACAGGTGATACCAAAACAGCCGAGAAAATGCAGAAAGAATATGACGAGCTTGCCGACAGGGTTAATAAGCAGACGGAGATAAACCGACAGAACGCTAAGGAATATGCTCGCAGTCAATCTTTAAAAGGTATGACAGAAGAAAGAAAAGCATTAATTGATGAACGCAACAAGTATGCACTTGATAACGGACTTGTAACCTCTACAGGTATTGATACAAGAAAAAAGGATAAGTATAAAGTTTATTCAGAGTACAATTCAAAAATTGATGAGCTTGACAAACAGATTGCAGAAAAGCAGAGAAACGGCGAGTATGATTTAAGTGATTCGCAGAAAGCTGTTCTTGCCGATATTGGCAACAAAGCAAACAAACTTACGGAAAGTTTTGAAAACAAATATAAAAACTCAACGCTTGAGCAGAGGCTTAATGCGAGATTGCACGCAACAACAAGTGAGCTTAACTGGCTTAATAAGCATATGTATGACAATGCCACAAGCGAAGAACTTGAAAAATACAACCGGGAACTGAGCAAAGAATATGAAAATCTGTATGACAGAGGAACAACAGGTACAGATGAAAACAAAGAAGCAAGACGCAGGAATATTGAAGATGAACAGGATAAAATTGATACATACATCAATAGAGCCAAGCTCTCAGAACAGAAAAAAAGAGAGTATGACGATATAGTTGATAAGAATGTTATACTCAAAACTGTTTTGCAGAAGTACTATGCTTTACAACATTATGATGATACCAAGCATATGCTTGCAAGTACAGGACACGATACTGACAGCATAAAAAATCAGGTGACTCTTGATGATTATAACTACATTAACAAGTTGTCCGACAAAGAGCGTACACAGATTGAAAAGAATTTTAAGAATCTGAAAAAGGAAGGTTATGACACCGAATCATTATACAAGTGGTATGAAAGAGAAAGAGATGCAGAAAAAGCAGCGGAAACTACAAGGACAAGTACAGAGTATGCAAATGAGCACCCTGTACTCGGTTCAATTGCAAGTGTAGGAGCAAGGCTCGGTGGTGCTGTTCCCGATGCAATAAAATATATCTCAACCGACCTTGATAAGAAATATAACGGCGGTGACGGATATATTAACCCCGAAGCAACCAATACCGCTATATCTGACGCTATGCGTGCAAAGGTATCTGAAAACATTAACAATGATTTCGGTTCATTCCTTTACAACACAGGAATGAGTATGGCCGACTTTGCCTCTTTGTTACCGCTCAATGCCGTTCCGGGCGGACAGGCTTTGTCACTCGGCATTATGGGCACAAGTGCCGGAGTCGGTGCAGCGAATGATGTAATCAACAATGGCGGTACAATTGACAACGCAGTCAAGACAGGTATTGCGGCAGGCATTGCAGAAACCCTTTTCGAAAAGGTATCTTTGGAACAGCTTTCAGCATTTAAGGCAAGCGGAAAAAGCACATTTCGTGCGGCTGTCGGGAATGTGCTTAAAGGTGCATTTACTGAAGGCTCGGAAGAGGCCTTTACCGACCTTGCAAACAGATTGACGGATGACGCAATTAACAAGGACCTATCTTCATACAACCTTGCTAAGAAGAATTATATGGAACAGGGAATGAATGAGTCAGAGGCGGAGAATGCCGCAAGCTGGGACTTTTGGAAAAATGTCGGACTTGATTTTGCCGGCGGAGCAATATCGGGCGGTGTGCTTAACCTTGCTACCGCAGGAATCAATCTTGCAGGTGCAAAAATTGATATGGCACAAAATAAAGAGAGCAACGCACAAATTGGTAAAGCTGTTATGGCCGATGAAAACTTTGACCTTGATTTGCTCATCAGGCAAGGTCTTGCAACCGACAAAAACGATAGAGCATACAACTATGCTCAAAAAATGCAAAAACTCGTTGAAACCGATAACGAGGGAAAAATCAGTGCCGGAGATGTCGGCAACCTTATGTATCTTATCAACAGAGAGGTTGCCCAAAATCCTGAGATTGTAAACAGAATTGCTCAGGTTAAAAAGCAGAATACACAAGAGCAAGGCAATAAGACTGTTAATGTTCAGAACGAACAGAACCCTACACAGCAGTACACGGCTCAGAACGGACAGCAGAACGCAGAACAGGCACAGGCAAACGCTGTAATCAATGCAACAAAAAAAGCCGATACAGAGGATATCGGCAAAATGTACGGTGCATATGCTTTTGGTAAGAATCACCCAAACGGTATTATTGCAGCAGATACTTCAACAGGCAAGGTTGTCAAGGTAGCACTAAAGAGCCTTGAAAGCTCGGCTAAAACCAATCGCAATGACGAAGAAAACACACTTGTGTTCAACACAAATGACGGCAAGCAGGTTAATGCGGACAGCATAACATTCTCTGACAGTCAGCTTGATACAATTGTTCACAGCGCAAACGAATTTGATACATACGGTGCGAGGAATTATATTTCCAACTTTGAGGAGTGGAGAGAAAGTCCGCAGGCACAGAAAATGACTGAAGACGAAATGCTCTATAAATATAACAGAGCATATTCAGCCGCATACAGCTTTGGTCGAGAGGGCGTTAAACTTGATTCTTTAAAAGAAACCTTTGAATATAAAATTCTTAAAAACATTCTCGGTGAACAGATTGTAAGTCAGGCTTTAAGCACAGGCAGAAGAGATGTTGACATTAACACTCAACACCATGCAAACAGACTGACCGAGTTAATCAACCGCAACGGCAGAGCAGACACAGGTGGTGTGAGCGTGTATGCAGACAGCGGAACGGAAGTTTCACAAATTCCGCAGGAGCTTATTAATACACTCGGCAACCTTGCGACAAAGACAGGGCGAAACATTATTATTTCAGACCGCCTTGCTGACGGAGTGAACGGTGTTGCAAGAGACGGTAACATTATTTTAAGCTCAGAAATTTCATCACAGAAAATCCTTGCCACAGCTTTACACGAAGCCGGTCATATGATTAAGAAAACCAACCCGACCGAGTGGCGAACATTAAGTGACTTTGTAGCTGACTACCTTGTACGCAAGGGTGTTGACCTTAACAAGATGATTGACCGCACTATTGAGAGGTACGGCAACCGACTGCAGGCCGATGAGGGCGAAAACACAAGAGATGCCGCTCTTGAAGAAATCGTGTGCGACACACTTATGAGCATTGCCTCAGACGAAAAGGCTCTCAATATTGCCCTCAGCACCAAGCAGAACAAGGCTAAAATTGCAGCGGCAATTAAATATTTGATTGCAAAAGTAAAGGATTGGCTCATTGGCAAAAGCACAAACTACGGAGCAAAAGCCTTTTCCAAAGACCTTGAAGTACTTGAAAAACTCGCCCAAAGATTTTCAGAGGCGGCAGATACCGCAAGAGAAAATATCACCGAGCAAACAGAGGTTCAGAACGGTGAGAAGATTGATGTTGAGAAATATTCAATGGGAAGTACCGACAACATAGTACAAGCGGAATTTGAAAAGAAGGTTGATGAGATTGAAAAAAACACCTACAACAGTAATAATGTCGTAATTATGGGTGTTACACCTAATATTTTGCAAAAAATCGGATTAGCACCATTACCTCTTGCTATGACTAAAAAGCATATTTATTCTGTTGCAGTATCAGATACAAGAGCAAAAAGTGAGGGAAGATATCATAAAAACACCAATTATCACGATTTAGGTTTTGATACCGTAAAAGATATTTACAATAAAATCTCAAATCCGCTTATGATTATAGCGCATCCCGATTTTGGGAATAGTATAAATAGAACAAATAGGGACAGTGCGCACAAAATTATTGTATTAGTTGATTTATCGGTAAACGGAGAACAGGTAATTGCGCCGATTTCTATTGATTTTGAGGGCAAGTATAACAATACAATTATTGATGTAAATCTTGTATCAACTTATTTTAACAAAAACAACATCAATGATTTAATCAAAGAAGCTGTTGCTTTAGAAACAACAGGAAAAATAGGATTTTATTATTTAGACAAAAAAAGAACTCAAAGTATATTTAAGCGGTCAGGGTACCAATTACCCAGGACGCTTAACAACTTGAGTTCTAACACCATTATACGCACTATTGATGATAATGTCAACAGAAAAATCAACAAAATCACGCAAAGCAAGCAATTTATCAGATGGTTCGGTGATTGGCAGAATAGCCCTGCAAAAGCAAGTAAAGTGGTAGACAACAACGGTGAACCGCTTGTTTTGTACCACCAAACAGAAAAAGAGTTTACAACCTTTGATACAAAACAAAAAGGATCGGGAGAATTTGACAGCGAAATGCCGACGGGTATATTTATGAAACCGACAAACAACGATATCGGAGTTGGCGGAAATATTCAAATGCCGTTGTATGCTTCTATTAAAAATCCCCTCACTGTCAACAACAGAAGCGAACTTGTTAAATTTTATGATAAGAATGTACAGGGATATACGAAAGCTAAAAGTGCGATAGACAGCGTTAATAAGGAATACAAGGCTAAATTCAACGAGGAGATGAAAAGAGAAAACGAGGAATATCAAAAGCTGTGGAATGCGAAAAAGAACGGTGAAATATCAGAAGAAGAGTACCAAAAATCTATATCAAGAGATGCACTTGATGAAATTATGGAAGAATGGGAAAATAAGGTTAATGAAGCAAGCCGTAACGCTAAAGCTTTGGTAGATGATTATTTCAAAAACAGCAATTATGACGGTGTTATCGTTAATAATGATGTCGGCAGTTTTGGAAGAAGCACAAAAACATTCATAGCATTTGAAAATACTCAGGTTAAATCTGCAACTGACAATATCGGAACATTTGACGGCAATAACCCTGATATTCGTTACAGTCTTGATGAAGATTATGATTTTAGAGATGAAAAAGCCGGCGCAATCCATGATACGCTGAATTTTTCAATTGACGATGAATACGATGACTTATTTGATTTTAATGGTAATGGCGAACAGCACATTGATTTTGATAAGGCAGTTGACCAAAACAACCCTGAATTGACGATTGAGCAGATATATCATCATTCTGCCCGCAATGTTAAAGAGGGTTTACTTGCCGGCAAGGGCATTAAGCCTGAGCAGAAGAAAATCTATAATATGGTCAAGTCTGTAATGCGAAGCTACCACATCAATCCTAATGCTGAAACGGACTCGCTTGTTACTGAATATGTTGATGCCTTGAATACATTCATTGATTCCGTACAGAATGACAAGTCAAACTTTACTGATGCCTTTGAAAGTTTTGTATTGAAATGCCGTGAAGCATTGCAATACTCGACACAGCTGGACGAACAGCATGAAGCGTGGGCCAAAGAAATTCGTGACGAGTTGAGAGGCACAACTCTGCTTATTCCTGAGAACGCAATCGACACAATCAAAGAAAATTACGGCAGCGTTGGAAAATACAAAAAAGCCTTGTTTGGCAAAATCAATGTTAAATTAGAGCATAATGCAAAAGGTATTAACGGTAATGCAGTTGGCTCATACATTGAGGACATTGGCTCTCACCTTGAAAATATCGGGGGCAGATCGCTTATGATAGAGGACGGCTTTGATTGGGACAGCGACAGCGGTTATCGTATGCTTGACCATGTTATGAATTATGTGCTTGCACCGCAGTATGTAGCAACATATGACGGTAAGTTTGAAAGCGAAAGCACGATTGATGCGGCGGCTATTCAAATGGCGTTTGATACAACTGCCGAATATCTTAAACAGCAAGGTAAAGCGGCAGTAATGCAGAATAATATTGATAAGAAAAAACTTAGAGATATTAACAAGGCATTGAGACAGGCCGAAAAAGCAAAAACTGCGCTGAATCAAAAAACTATTGAAAATTATAAGACTGACATTGCTGAACAGAAAGCCAAATACAACGAACAACGCGAAAAATACCGTCAGGCATATAATGCTCTGAAAGATAAAAAATCAGAAGAAGCAAAAAGGTATCGTGATAAAATCCACGAGCTTGAAGAACTTAGTAAAAACCAAAAAGCCATTATTGAGACTGACAAAGATACCCTTATGGCACAATATGCCGAAAAGAAAGAGCAAACAAAATATAGGCAAATGCTCGGCAGAAAGTTTGACAAATTGGTTAAAAAGTTTGATGCTAAGACCAAAAATACCGAGAATATCCCCGAGTCTCTCAAAAGACCTATACTTAATGTATTGATAGGTTTTAAAGAATCTGCTGACCCCGGACAATATAAGAATGGTGCTAAAAAAACTATACCGAAATATTTCGGAGCATGGAACAATGTCGCTGAAATCGGCGAACAGGTAAGGAACTTATATGAAGAGTATAGAGCCTTAGAACCTAAGCCTAAGAAGAATGACGAAGGCAAAGAGGAAAAAGAATCTACACCTAAAGGTATGCAATATTCATACATTGACATTAACTCAATTGCTTACAATGAAAGAACACTCAAAATGCTTGAAATAGTTAAAGATGAATTTGCAGAGTATGCAACTGACGACAACGGTGAAACAATATACGATGCCGACGGTAAGCCTATCAAAGTAGGATATAAAAACATTTTCGATTTGGATTCATCTGATTTAAGATTGCTCTATGACACAATGACGGCCCTTGAAGCCTCTTTAACACAAGCTACAGAAATCATCGTTAACGGTCAAAGAGAATCCATTGCAGGTGCAGCGGCAAAAGCACTTGATGAAATCTCTAATGTAAATTACAACAAGGGTGTCAATATCAATATTTTAAGCAAAAACACCGTTGGTAATAAAATCAATGCCGCTTTATCGGATATGAAAGAGTTAAGTAATAGATTCATTGCAACAAGCCTTGACCCGGTAAGATACGGCAGATTTTTGAGCGGATATAATGATAACAGCATTGTTGCAAAACTCTTTAGGGATCTGCATGACGGAGATGTTAAGCGTGAGAAGATAATGCAGAAAGCCTATACCAAGGTTCAAAGTGTTGCTTATCAGTATTCAAAAAAAGATTTAGCCAAAATACAAAAGAATGATGTTAGGAAATTTGATTTCAGAGATACCGAAACAGGCGAAAGGGTTAAGGTCAGTCAGGGCATTATAATGTCAATCTATCTTACAGATCAACAATCATCAGGCAGACGACATTTGCTTGCCGACAGACTTAATCATTATACCGTGCTTCCCGATTTGGATAGTGCTAACAGTCGCAGACATAGCAAGCAGGAAAAAGCAAAATCAGAAAATCATCACAAAGTAAGATTTACTCTTGAAGATTTATATCACATCAAGAGATATGTTGAGAGCAATAAAATGCTCAGAGAAATTTCAGGTGCAATCAGTGAAGTCCTTAATAACGAACTCCAGCAGGAAATCAACGAAGTGAGCATGTCTAAATATGGTATGCTGATTGCTACCGTCAGGAACTATTTTCCTATTTCCGTGTACGGTGACGGTGCGGCATATGAAAAGGACTTTTCTGCCGAGTTTAATGACCTTAGAATGAAAAGCAGAGGCTTTATTAAACGCCGAGAAAGTTCGTATGCTCCTATTGTTATTGACGATGTTTTCAGAGTCTTTAACAGGCACGCAAATTCTGTTGCCGAATGGTGCGGATTGACGACTCCAATTGAGAACTTCAAAAAAGTGTATAACTGGATAAATACTAATAGTCTTAACGGAACAACTTTGCACGAAGGTATTATGGATAAATTTGGTAAGGCTGCAGAGCATTATATTGATAAGCTTATGGGAGACCTGCAAAAATCGAAGGACACAATTGACAACAACTTGTTGACTCGCATGCAAGGTAACTATATGGGCGCAGCACTTCTGCTGAATCCCGGAGCAATGATTAAACAGTTTGCCGCATTTCCTACAGCCAATGCTTATTTCGGCACAAAAAATGTTGCAATAGCATCAGCCGGCGGAATGTGGAAAGTTGACCTTGAAAAATATGCCGAATACACTCCATATTTGTGGTACAGAGCAGAGGGTAACGGAACAGTGGTTGGTGAGCTCAGCAGAGAAGCTGGTGTTGTTGGCGGCACAAAAAGCAAAATGGACATTATGGGCAAGGTTGATAGATATGTTGTTGGTTGCCTCCTTAAAGCGGCAGAACTGCATGTTGAACAAACAACGAAGCTAAAAAAAGGCAGCGATGCATTTTACAAGGAAGTTGTCAGACAATTCGAGAAATGTGTTGATGAAACTCAGCCTAACAATATGGTAACATCAAAGCCGCAATTCATTAGAAACAATGTTTTGAAAATTCTTTCGATGAATGCTTTTCGCTCTCAGACAATGGCAATCGGCAACACTA